CTCGAAGAAGAACACAAGCACAACAACAACGCTTTCCAAATGTGGGGCGACTATAGCCGCCTAATGCTTGGCACGTTGAAATGGATACGAGACTTAGACGTCCACGTCTATGTGACTTGCCTTGCGGCAGAGGAGCAAGACGGCAATGGCGTGACCCAATACTGGCCACACGTCAAAGGTCAGAAAGTCTCTAAGCAAATCCCTGCTCTATTCGACCATGTATTATGTGGCGTTAGAACCACAGAGAAGAATGAACAGGGGCTTCCGAAGGTCAGTCGTTACGTCGTGACCGACGAAGCAAGTGGGTGGCATGGAAAGGTCCGTGACCCAAGAAACCGTTTGAAGCCATACGAAAAGGTGGATGACGTTACAGAACTCCTGTCTCGTATGGCGATGCCAGATGAGGAGTGGGAGAAGTATCAATCGGCTCAATCTGACAAAAAGATAGGAGATGAAAAATGAGTGGATGGAATGGCTTTGGCGATCTTGATCTCGCCAATATCGCAGCAGACGAGGGCGGCTCACGTCGTCTGGAAGTCGGAGAGTATCTAGTAAAATGTGTAGAGGCAAAGGTGGAAACGATTGGCGAGAGCAATAATCGTCGCGTCGTTGCTGACCTGCAAGACACTGGCGGGAAGGGTGACATCAGAGTTAATTTTAATGTCTTCCACTCAAGCGCCGACGCGCAAGAGATTGGCCTTCGCCAGTTGAAGTCTTTCTTGACTGCGTCTGGACATAGCAACCCAGACAAACCTGGCGACATCTCAAGCCTGAAAGGCTTGGAGTGCAAGGTTTATGTTGGTATGGGCAAGCCATGGCGTGACCGTTCTGGCGTTGAGCGCCAACAAACGGAAGTGAAAAGGTTCATTATCGAACAAGCCGCTGCCGATAAAGCTGCAAAGAAAGGCAGCGCAGAGAAGTTGGACGACGAAATCCCATTCTAACTCTAGTATGAGGGGGCAAATCGCCCCCTCATTTTTAACGGCAGGTACAAGACATTGGCTAAGAATGCAGAACAAGTAGTCTTCGCGATAGATCAGGGTTACGAAGATGACAAACGAGAAGAAAAAGCCCGACGGTATATTGGCGCGTCAATTATCGGAAACCCCTGCGATGCCCTTATCGCTTTCAGCCTGCGTGGATTTCCAAACAATGAGCCAGACCCTCGCCTCAAGCGCATATTCAGCTTGGGCCATATCCTCGAAGACGAAGTCGTCAAAGACTTAAAGAAGAAAGCAGGTCTTCACGTCTGGGAAGTGGATGGGCTGACTGGAAAGCAGCACACCTACGAAGCATGGGGCGGCCACATCGTCTGCCACATGGATGGCCACATTGAACTTGGTGATGACGTCGTGCGCGTCTTGGAAATCAAGTCGATGAATGATGCCAGCTTCAACAAATTTAAGAAAAGTGGTGTGAAAGTTTCGCACCCACAATACTTCGGACAGGTCCAGATGATGATGGGAATGTCCGATATGACTGAGACACTGTTTATAGCCATAAATAAAAACAACAGTGATTACCATGCGGAGATCGTAAAGTATGATGAATTTGAATTTGCGCACATCAAAGAAAGAATTGAACGAGCAATTCTCGGAAATGCAAAGAAGATCAGTACCGATGGTACAGACTGGAGATGCCGTGGCTGCTTTAAGAGAGGCGTTTGCTGGGGTGACACAGACGTCACAAACGAATGCCCGACTTGTTCCCATGCGTCTGCACATCCATCTGGCGGATGGCATTGCGAGAAGCACGACAAGTCTGCCAGTGAAGTGTGCGGAGACTACGAGCGATACGAGCCTTTGCCGAGGGATTAACTGGATGAAATACGAGCAGCTACTACAAAAATTCAAAGAACTTTCAAATCAACGATCATCCTTGATGCACAATGTTGCTGAGATGAATAACGATATTGTTTCCATTTCGGAACGTATCGACGAGTTGAAAGAAATTCGTGCGAATGGCGGGTCCGACAAGGAGACGCACGATCAAATCAGTCGTGCAAGAGATAAGCGTAAGCGCGTCCGCTCAGACGTAGCCCAAGCACAGCATGAAATCAGAAAGATTGAGACTGAAATCTCAGCACTAAAGATGCGTTTCAAATGGCTTGTTGATTACGAGGTGAAACATGATGAATAGGGATAAAGTTCTCGTAACAGCAGGAGACCTAATCAACGGTGATCGAGCAAAAGCATATGGTAATGCCCAGTCTAACTTCAATCGTATCGCGACTGGGTGGAACACGATTGTTAAAGCAGCGTTAGTGAGCCACGGAGAACTTACCGAAGCTCACGTTGCGCTGATGATGGACTGGGTTAAGACGTCAAGACTTCTGTCCAGCATTGACCACGAAGATAGCTGGGTCGATAAGGCGGCGTACTCAGCCCTCGGTGGAGAACTCGCGATGCCTACTCAACAAGCTCAAAGTGGGGAGCATCAATAAACGGACGACGTCTCTCAGACCTGCGAAGGTCTATGTAAGAGTTCATCGCGTCCTCCATTGTGCCGTTCCATTGACGAACATCACTGACACTCCAGGCCGCTCCCCAGCGAAGACTTACACCAATGTCACGAGCCGCCTGAGCCATGGCGTCTGCAATCTCGTCATAGAGATTTAGCTCCCATCGTCCCTTGGGTGTTGCGTCTGCGTCATATGCCATCAAATCTACGGCCAAACCTTCAAGGTGCTTCGACTTCATCGTCTGGCTTGCCCCTTTGGCTACGAGCTTGCGCTGCTCCTCTATAGTTCTTAGCCCACAGATCACAGAAAAATCCTGCTTGCTCAAGCCAATGGCTGTTTTGACAATAGCTTGTAGGCGTTCATCTACGCCTTCGAGCTTATCAATGCTGCGTTTTCCTAGTTTGTATGGCATTTACTTACCTTTCTGTAATTGTAAATCGCAAGTTCGGATGGTCTGGGTACTGAACAACAACCTTACCTTCTGGACATCCGTAGTTGATGTACGCAATAAGAGTTGCTTCGCCAGATGCGACGATGTCTGGGTCATTAAAGGTGAATGTGTACGCAAACGTATCGACGCGATTATTCGCTGGCCCCATGAATGTAGTGATTGATGGCGTTCCTTGGTGGACAATTAACTCGCTGTCCCTGACATCGAGGATGAAGCCATCCACTGTGCAGTCATCTCGCAGCTTTTCACGAGCCACTGCAACCTTGAACTCGCCATCAGCGGGTCCATCTGTGATCTGAAAATGCTCTGGCGACCACTCTAAGATTGGTCGCTGCAACCAGCCAAACTTATCAGCCGCTTGATAGCCCCCAGTGGCGAGTGCCACACAGGCCGTCACCACACCGATGGAAGTCTTGATGCTGTCGAGGTCCATCAGAACACGATGCCACCAACTACAACACCTGCGACAAACAGGGCTGCGGAGTAAGACTTCAACTTCAGCCCAGCTTGAGACTGGGACTTTGCTTCACCAATAAGTCTGAGGATTTCATCTTTCACTTTGATACTCCTTTGAATTTCTCGAATGTGCGTAAAGAGCCAAGACCTAGAAGGCCGCCAAGCACTGTCATTAGTGCGCCCATGTCAAACTCTGGAAGGGTGGGGATTTCCATTCCTGCGTATGTCAGGATAAAGATAGCAAACGGCTGCAACACAAAATGCCATGCGAAAGCCACGCTACAGGTCCACCCAACGGCTGGTCTCCATCCACCTCGAAAGAACGACCCAGACGCAGCCTCCGCTTTGTTCACTTCGATCTGAGCAAGAGCGATTTGCTGTGCATGTTTCTCAGACATCGTGGCGATCTCGTGCGCCAAGGCTGCCTTCTGATCCTTGTCCTCGACAAATTTATCGAGGAGTGTGCTTACTGGTCCAATCAGTGCGTCTAGCATATGGGTTCTCCTGAGTTTAGTTGAGGTTACTTCTTGTGCATGAGGGCTTGCGCTCCCATGTACGTCCCGACAACGCCCGCTTGGGCGATGTAGAAAAGACCAAGAAGGTCAGCCAAAGCATTGACGCGACCCTCTGAGATGATTGGGCTAAACAGAACAATCGTGAAGACGAGCATGGTCGCCATAGCGACCCATGCCATTCTTTGCTGCTGGTCGAACTTTTCTTCACGAAGCTCCAGCTCAAGCATCTCTTTTGCTTGAGCCAGCTCGTCGTCTGATACTGTCCCGTCGTGGTCTAGGTCAAAGCGATCATAGATCGAGTTCTTTTGCAGTCTCTTAATCATTCCAATTTATGTTCCAGTTGCTGTCGTCAAAGGCCAAGTCTGTCCAAGGGTTCTTCTTCCGACTGGTTGGATCGCCTGCGACCGCATCAACTACGTTTTCCTTCAGAGATGTAATGCCGCCGAGGATCGGAATACGTCCGAAGCCCTGCCTTACAGCTTGACGCTCTTTGGAGTTGGTTCCTCCTTCGATGGCCAGCGCTTGTGCGCCAGCACCCATATCGAGAACCATCTCAAGGTCTCCGACGATTGGGCCAGCGAGGGCGGACATCATGCGCATCTTGCCGTATGCACCATTGTCCATCTGCGTTGCAGCATTGTAGAAAATATCTGCAACCAGACCAAAACCACCCATAGCCATGGTTCCTTCGAGCCACCAACCGATGAAGGTGTCTACGTCGCCATGAATTGCAGGGTCGAAGCCAAGTTTCTTGGCGATCTCAAGTTGGCTAGTACGATCACGAAGCGCTGCCTCGCGGTTTTCTTCGCCACCACGACCTTGGATAATGTCTTTAGCACCAAGAGCGACCATACCCGCACCAGAGCCAAGTGTGACAAGGTACATTAGAGGTCTGACATTGCCCTTCTTGAACTCACGAAGCGTGTGAGCCGCAAGTTTAGACATCATCAGTGGGTAAGACTTCAGTTGGAAGACCACTTGCCCCCACGGGGTCTGCGCCCACGCTGGGATGTCGTCGCCTTTAGGCTGGAAGATTGTCTTGTCTGCGAAGTTCAGTACGCCATTCCGTACTTGCTCATCGTCAGCCAGGAGACGTCTGTCGCTCAGACGTACATCGCTCTTCGCGCCGCCAGGAAGGAAGTCTCCCATGCCATACTGCTTCATCGCACGAGCAACCTCTTTATATTTACGAGACTGCATCGTGATGTCCGCGCCTTCCTTGAACTCGTTGAGCGCAATACGCTGCCAAGTCTTGAATAGCTCGTAACCTGTCGCGCCCGCGACCGTGCGGTTCATATCAGTCCATGGTGTAAGCATTGTGGCGTTAAAGAATGCACTGCTAAAGCGGCTATCGTGTGCGCCATAGATGTTGACCATACGCTCGTGCGTAATGTTCTCGATGGCCACGCCTAGATCGTTGAAGAACTGACGATACTCTTTATCTGTTGCCAGATTTGTTACCGCTTTGCTCCAGTCTGTGATCGAACCTCCACGGATGATCGGCATGACCGTGTCTGGGAATGACGTCAAAGTGGTAAAGCCAAGCAACGAGACTGCGTTGAACTGCCTGATGCCGCGAGTAAAGGCCATAACGCCCTTCGACCCGTGGCCAACCTGTGGCTTCTTCATCGCAATGCGAAGCGCGTTCTCCATGAACTCAAAGTCATTAGGCTCCAGTGGTGCTTTCTTGCCTTTGTAGTCTGTGAGTGCGCCAAGGATTGCATCCACACGACGCTTGTAGGTCAGTGGTATCTGGCCCTCTGCGTTGCGTGGCGCTACCTCATCCAGCATTCTGCGAGCAGCGCCAATGCCCTTCTCGTTGAAGACGCGGGTCATTTCACCAACAAACCGCTGAGCTTCAGCTTCTTTGCCGACGAACGGCATTGGTATTGTGTCCACCAGATCGGCTTCTTCCATCCAACCTTCAGAGTTCAAAGCCTTGTGCTGGCTGCGGAACTCTTTGTTGCGTGTAAGAAGCTGCACGATTGCAGGCTCGCCGCCATCTGCGACCATCATGTAGTCGTAGAAAGCGTGGCTGTTGATGCCCATGCCATTGGCGTGAGCGATTTTACGAGTAGAACCTTCGAAGTATTTGACTAGCAGGAACTCCAGATCGTCTTCGAGGAACTCTTCCATCTCAGCCATCATATCTGGGTACTTCTCAAGCTCGATCACACGACTGAAGTCTACGTTCTCAAACTTAGGATTACGGCTGCCTCCCTTAATAGGAACAAAGACGCCGTTCTCACCCAGACCAGCGAGTGTTTCGTACATGCCTTCAGCGAACTCTTTCGCGCTCTCTGCGGTAGTTGGGATGCTCTTGGCTGTACGCTCGCGATAGTAATACTGCGTCATCTTGTCGATGAAGCGGTCTTTGTTTTCTTGGATATGCTTTTCTTTCCAGACTTGAGGAACATAGTCCTCGCCTCTGTCGCCAACATAGATACCAGCATCCAGCATTTCCTGACGCTCGGCTGAGAAGGCGTTGCGGATTAGGTTGTATGCCTTCTTCTCTTGGTCATCCAAGGCAGCAAAGTGGCGGGACTTCCGCCCGTGGCGCAATGCACGGACGATCTTGCTGTAACTCTTAGGCTGCTCCTGTCCCACGCCTGCCGTAGCTCGACGCGCCCAGTTGCGGACAACGCCATCTGCGTCTGGCAGTTCACGCAAGGCACGCTGCATTGGCATGTATTTGCCTGCGAACTTCTGCTGGACGTCGCGGAAAGATTTCTCATACCAGTTTGCAATCCAGTTGATGCCAAGGCCACGCATGCGCTCTGACTGTGACTGTAGCCACCACATCGGAGACACCTTGCGAAGTGCGTCTTCCTCTTTGACGTCTAGCTTGCGACGTCTGAGCATAGACATAATAGCACTTGTCAGACCTGGTGACGCGCCTTCTCCCTCCAGGTATTCTCCCAGGGAAGCTGGGTTCAAGTCTGAGGGCGTTAGGATTTCTGAGCGCTGCAACGCTCCCACAATCTGACCAGTAACGCCTTCTGGCATCGCTGGCTTGCTGCGGTTGAACAGTAGGTCGCTGTACTCATCGAACTCATCTGCATCAACGTGTTTCACATTTGGCAGATCGAACACAGTCAGCGCTTCAAACTGAGTTAGAGACGCTTCATAAGTGTCGCCATTGGTCATACGCTCTGTGCCGTCAATGCCAAGGGTATTGTAGTGAGTAGAGCGAATACCATCGTATCCGTTGTCATCAAGGACTTCAGATATTTCGTTCTTTGCTGCTACCTCACCACGACCGCTCTGCGTGTATAGCTGAACGATACGATCATACATTTCCTTGCCGTTATAGGAAATTCGCTGGGTGTCAGACTGGAACTTGCGGAGTGCATTCGCATCCATGTTGTCCATCATCTCTGCGTGATCGACAAAGACTTGAGCCAGAGCATCGCGTGTGCCGCTCTCACTTGGCGTGTAGTTCACATTCACTCGGAAGTCTGCTGGGTTCACCACACGAACAAAGGTCGGAATGACCATTGGCTCGATCTTGATGCCATTCCCTACCAAGAAGTCATTCAGCTCGCGCTCTTCGTCCACCAAGTATTCGATACGATCACGAACATATTCGACGCGATCCTTCTCGATGTTGTGGTGACGCATCTCAGAGAACTTGCGACGCATCTTTGAAAGCTCAGTGCGAACGGAGTAAAGGTCTTTCGTAGCGAAGGCCATCTCGGCTGCGATGTCGTTGTTAATCTTCTTGCTCGACTGAAGGTCTTGGATTTGACGCATCACGCTCTCAGTCGTCGGCTTCTTAGAATAAACCTCAGACGCGACTGCCGCAGACTTAGTCAGGTAAACACCTGGGCCATACTGGCCAGTGCGGCTAGGCTTGAAGGCAACGTCTGGGTTGGTCTCCTTGTTGAAGGCGTATCCAGCAGGAGTGCCGTGATACCACTCAACAAGGGAGCCGTACTCTTCGCTACGAGACAGGCCGTTCCCAACAAACTCTTCGATCTTAGACAGACGAGACTTGGGAGAAGACATAATGTAGTCAGCAACCGCGTCAGTGGCGTACTGTGCGGACACTGCTCCATCACGAACTCGTGATGCCAGCGGCGCTTTATTTGGACGGTCAAGCATATCGCCGAACAGGAAGAGGCGGCGGTACTGTTGCTTGATGTCATTACGTCCGACCAAGCCGTTGACGATGTAAGCCACATACTCAAGCGCTCTGTCGAACGCACGAGAGAATGAGCCACGCAAACGCAAATCTGTTACGTCACCGTCGATTGCAGCACGAATTATGTCACCTTTCGTAACACGCTCCATCATGTAGTGGGCCAAACCTTCGGCTGCCCACTCTTCAGCAATTAGGTCTTCGAGGGGTTCAGTGCGCCCAGCGTACTTTTGACCGTACTCTTTCTGCATTCTGGACTTCAGCGCGTCGTTGGACATGCGGTACGCTTCGCGGATCGCACCCATCTCTTCTTCAGGCAACATGCCAGAGCGGAAGACGGTGTGGCCAATCTCGTGCATGACGTCGATTGGTGTAGTGTCACCCTTGGTCAGGCCAACAGATAGGCGACGTAGGTCTTTGCGCAGGGTTTTGAACTCGTTTGCGCGGAAGTCTACGAACGCATTTGCACCAACCACATTACGATCAGCACCAGCAAGACGGGCCATATCTCCTGCTGAGATAACATTAGCTTCTCCTAATACATCGCGGGATGTTTTGTTCATTAGGTTCAGCATGCGGTAAAGCATGGTGCGAGACGCATACTGAGCATTCGGATCGCGATGAGTGATGTAGCTTAAAAGCTCACGCACAGATGCGCGGGCCGCTTGAGGTACACCATCATTGCTTGTGACGCCGACGCTATCTGCAATCTCACGCTCAAGGAACGAACTCTTTAGAATGGTAGGCTGGATCGTAGGCTGGCCATTCTTCTTGAGCGTCTTGTTCTGCCAGCGACGACGGATTTCGTACAGCAACTGGTCTGCATATGCCTTGTCTGCGTTCTCGAACGCATCCATCAGCTCGTTACGCAGGTCGTCAGACCCCATAGCCTTCACTTCTTTAGTGATAGGCACAGGCTCTGCGGCCAGAGGAGTGGCACGCTCTTTGCGCACGATCTCAAATGCAACCTGGCGGCCAAAGTCTGAGCCTTTGAACTCGCCATATAGCTTGCGGAGGTCGTTGGTAGACTTGCCCTTCAGGCTTTCTGCGCTTTCACGGCTGACGGGGCGGGTCTTGGCTGCTGTTGTAGCCTTGCCACGAGGCGTCTTAGTTTCTTTATCTGCGGCTGCTGCCACTGAAGTCTTCGCCCGTTCAGACTTGGCACGAGCCTTGCGCTTCGTCTTGGATGGTTTGGTAGAGATAGCCTCATCAAGCTCTGGTTTGGCGCTGGGTGGCAGACCGATTGACCTCTCAGCAGACATGTATGCTGTTTCGAGGTTCTTTTTCATCATGCCAGAAAGCTCGCGTAGAGCAGCTTTTTCTGGCTTCTTGATGCGGACATCATAGCCAGTGGCTGGCTTCCAGTCGCCTGCGTATCCGTTGAAGTATAACTCACGCATATTGTCGGCGGCTTTTTGTGGATCGCCGATGTCTACCAAGCCTTCGTCTGAGTATTCGCGAGGCAGATTTCCTGTCTCGTCGTAGTCTTTCCAGTCGATCTTGGGCTGGCCCATG